TCCCCAACTCGTCAACTTTTCTAATGATACCTAATGATCTCATTTACCTTTCCCCCTTTAATTTAATAATCTTTTCCTCTGTTTCCACGATAAACACTATATATACATTATATACCTTTGGCACACTGAGCACAATAGGCACAACGTATATTTTATGTGTTTCTTGCCCATACTATGCCTAATGTGCTATAGTTAATCTTGAGAAAGGAGAGTGAATAATAGTGAAAACTGAGCCTAAAAGATTAGGGATAACGTATTCCGGTGAACAATTGGACAAAATAGATGATTATAGAAAAGATATTTCCGGAATACCCGACCGGACTAATGCTATTCGGCAGTTAATTGATCTCGGATATGAGTACCATAAGTTGAAAAAAGATTCTGCAAACCAGGAGAACTAACTCCTGGTTATTTTTTTAGAGATGGTTTATTCGACGAACCACTTTCCATTAAGCATTTCCCGTAAAATTACAGGACTCTTTCCAACCATAATCTCAAATGCAGAACCAAGTCTGTAGTATCTCACCCAATTTTCATACCTGATATTCTTTTCGCTATTTATGGCGGTCATGAAGTCAACTGGTTCAGGTACTAACTCCCAATTGTGTTTATCGTCTGAAATAAGAAATGGAGTATGGATAGATCCATTCCAACAAAGTTGTCCATTACAATTTTTTACTACTTTTTCTATCTGCCCATGGCATGGATTTAAACACCTAAATTCTTTTTTCATATCACTTTCGTACCATTCTTTAATCATTTCCCACGTTTCCATCTAAACACCAACTTTCTCGATTCTTTACATTAGATTTAAAGTGGGACCCTGTTTTATGTAAATTGGTCCCGATGATGTTGGAGATTAAACTATTCTGTTACAATTACTTTCCCATCCGCAATCAAGTAACTAAGCGCATTCTCGAAGTAATCCTTGATATTCTTCCTAGCAGCCATCTTCCACGCTCCACCATCAGCTTCAAACAATGCCGCCTTTGGACCTTGTTGTAACCTAAGCAAGAACTCTCCTTCTGGTTGCTCGACTTCTACAAACGTCCTGTAAGGGGCCAAGTTGACTATTGGAGGTATCTTCACATTTCCAACAGTAGCGATGCCTGTCTTAGCTACTACAGATTGACTCATGCCATCGTCTGAGCTTGTCTTCACAGCCTCTTCTTTAACATTGCCGAGGATTGCAATAAGCTTGTCCCTTGTATCGTTTTGAACAAATGTACTTTTTAGCATGATGTTCATGGCCTCAAGATCAAGATAGTTGTCAAAGGTTATTCGCGGCAATTCAGCAGTTGCGGAGTATAGATTAAATCGTTCAAGATGCCCTCTAAGCACAGTATGGACATTTACCTTGGTAGGCGACTCAACATGGATAATAAGGTCGCCCAAGGCGTTGTGAGCGTGTTCTTTCTGGATAAGCTCAACTAGACTTGCAAGGGTTTTAGTTGAGAAAATGACCGGTGCATCTTCGGGGAGTTGGGTAAGCTGCCTATTCACAAATTTAAAACCGTTGTGTTCAGTGACTTCCGTATTGCCAAGTTTTACAATGTACTCGATTGCTGCTCTAATCAATTACTTCACGCTCCTAATTTTTAATACGTTGGTTACTTCGGTATCATCAAGAAGAGACATTTGGTTAGGGTCTTGTTTAAGTAACTCCATGGCGCGAGGATTGCCGTCTGCATCCTGCTCTACATAAATCCTTGTGGCAATGGGCATTACTGGGGATAGAGTTGACTTCGCCTGAGCTTCGCAGGAGATAATTTCGCGCTTATCGTCTGATCTGAAGGTTACTGTAACCGTTAGCTTACGGGCTTTTGTAGCATCCGTGTTTGGGTCGAGAATGTTGTTGAGGATTTTGGTTGATTCATTGTCTACTTGTTCCAGAATTGCACCACGGGCCAGATCGAGGATACTCACTTCTTTTGTTTGCATTTTTAATACACTCTCCTTATTATTTTGTTTTTTGCGTTACTGTAGTTGAACTGATGGACTTCTGATTGTGAGCAAGGGCAGTCCTCCTATTTGGTTATATTGTCGAATATTAGAAAGGTATGTCGCTATTCAAGTCTACTTCTTGCCCATATTGGCTATAATTCGTGCTAGTCGAAGTACCTTGAACACGCTTGATTTCAGGAACCTTTACGCCCTCCCTAACCTTGTCAACGGAAGATGTAAACCGACATTTTACGGAAGTTTTCACTTGGCCATCATTGCCCACATATTCCTCTTCTCCGAATATGCCGCCAAAAAGCTTACCAACAAGTGCCTTTTCGTTCCAGTCCCATTTGAATCCTGAATTGCTTTGCTCGATGCAAGTAATGAACCCCTTGAAATACTTTAAGTCATTTTCCTTAATCGTCTGATAGTACATTCCTGGCCATTTTGCACTTGAATCATTTTGTTGCTTGCGTTTGAATTGGCGATCATAGAAGCCCTCATTTTCTCCATCTGCAATATCGAAAGCAATCCGCATTAGGCTGCCATAATCTTTTTCCTCAACAACAACTTTTAAGATTACGCAAATATGACCACCAGGAACAATCCTCTCATAATCGCCTGTGAATGCCTCTGTTTTGTCAAAATCGTTATACTTTTTCATTTGTTTTTTCCCCTTTCAAATTCCAATACTCACGTACTTTTTCATCAACAAATTTTAAGTCGTTAGGTATCTCGGCATCTTCAAACATTTCCAATGGAGATTTAGAAACATCCGTACCGTCCGATTGAGTTTTAAAGATATATCTGTCGTTACTCTTCATGGCACGGAGAGCGATAGTAAACATTCCTTCTATGCAACATTTTTCGTCCAGTATTTTCCCTATGGTCTTTGGTCTGATGTCGCCAAATTCGTTTTTGTCTTCGTGCATGACGAAATAAACTATTTTGTTTTCTGGCATGGACTTTACGAATTCAATCAGGTTCCAAAATGAATCTCCAACCCTGTTGTAAAATCCAAATACTGCATTACCGGCCCCTGCACTACTATGGCCTTTCATAAACATGTTGACTATGAGATACCCTGCATCATCAATTATGATACTGTCCTTAGCTGTCTTGCTAAGGCATTTGAATATTGTCTCGTAATCGTCGGTATTTACTGTGCTTTCAAATTTCTTCTTGAATGGTAGTGGTTTTCTACTAACATTTATCAGGCCAATCTCTTTTTCATCGAAATTACGAAGGCTTGTTGATTTTCCTGATCCACTGCGCCCTATAAGCAATATAGGTATTCCGATATGCCATTCCTCCTTTCATCACCCTAACTTAATAGCCACATCCTCCGTTTCCTCCACCACTATTTCTGGTAGAACTTCTCCTGTACTCGTAAATATTGCCTTACCATCTTTTGTGATGGTTAATGCCTTTTTCAACTCCGTCTTGATGGGAGTTTTCACAACCTTAACAAATTCGCCCATACCATTATCAGATAAGAATTGAACAAGTTTTTCTTCATCCCCATAATCGAATTTCTTCGCCTTACGGAAGCTAACCACTCCATATGGACTGCGTTGTCGCCACTTGGGGTCAATTACCCTTTGATCCTTTGCAAACTCCTTTACAAGCCCTTCTAGGTACTCTACGCTACCTAGATATGATTCCTTTTGCTTGTCAAACCATTTGTTAATGCGGTCGATCTCTTCCTTGAATAAGAGTAAATCTTCATTATGGCTTTTCTCTAGGGCTGACAGTTTCCGCAATGTCCAATTTAGAGATGATAAGTCTGTAATGGCAAATCGTTCTTTTTGTTCCCCTTCCACCTCTTCTGTAGATGCCGTTAGGAATTCAGTTAATTCTTCGAGTTCTTCTTCTTGTAACCAGTTGATAAAAATTCCTCCTTAAAATTATCAATAGATTAGCTCTCTTTAATTGCCCCATCTTCAATCCAGATGCCAACACTTCCGGACTCATCGACGACTTCCATCCAAACTTGGAATTCATTTTCTTTAGCCATTTCCTCAATAATCGCCATATGTTTTTTGTCGAGCAGCGAACCATCGTCAATCCGAATGACTCTCAACTCAGGGTTTAACGCCATCGCAATCGCTAGGGATACCTGTAACTTTTGTGCAGAACTAGCTTGGTCAAACGGTAGCCCTTGATAAGTAACCCCACCACCACTAAAATCTAATCCATCAATCGGGAACTTAGCTGTTTTCATCAACTCAGCCTTATAAGCTTTTATGGATTCTAATCGACTTGTGTAATCATCCGATTCTTTTTGTGCTATCTCATAGTCTGTTTTGGCGGTCCTGAACACATCCCACGCCTGAGCCTTGCGATTAGTTTCGTCTGCATTAGCTATGCGATTATTTATATCCGTCAAGTCCTTGTCTTGAATTCGGGCTACCTTTGCGCTAAATTTTTCATATTCCTTCTTTGATGATGCCAGGGAATTAGTCGCAAGGGTGAACTCTTCTTCCTTCTTGGCAAGTTGCTCCTTTAGTCTCTTAATCTCTTCTCTAATCTCACTAATTCCTTTTTCCTGAACAGAAATCGAATAATCATTTGCCTCTTTTTGCTTGCGTTGTTTTTCATTTTCTCGATTAATAGCAAGCAAATTTTCTTTTTCTGCCATTAATTCCGAGATACTTACCGCATCGGTTTCAACCGCCCCAACCTTGCTTTCATAACTTGCCTTAGCCTTACTAAGATCACGATTAACAACTGTTCTACCATCAAATACAATCTTGTAGACACTGTTTAAGGTATCCAATGGGTTACTACCTTCAACGACCGCAACCCCTGCTAATTCGCTCAATTTTGCCTTGTCGATAGATATATTGACAATACCCAACAAGGTATCAACTTGAGCCCTTTTATCTCCCTTAGCAAAAGCAAGTGGGTCAAATGAAAACTTCCCGATGAGCTTGTCGAGCATGTCTTGTGGTTTAGGGTATTTAAGTCCTTGGGGATTTCTAACCTCAAGCGTTGATCCGGACTCGGTAAACTTTCGAGTAACAACCATGTCGCCAAGATTAAGGACCACATTGCCCTTCTTTTCTCCCATTCTTATTGGTTGGTCCTGTATGTTTTTTGTTCCACCTAGTGCCCACCAGATAGAGTCTAATACTGTTGTTTTACCCTGTTCATTAGCACCTGAGATTTTAACAACATTGGTATCTGGACAAATTTCAATAGCTTTTAATTTCTTAATGTTCTCTGCTTGCAGTTTTACGATTTTCATTTTCTTCCCCCTTAAAAATCATTAGGTTTCATTTGCAGTTCATCGCGGCTTTCATGGAATTCAAGATATTTATCGTTTCCCTCAGAGCGTGATTGTCCTCCCTTCCACCATCGGGGCCCCTCGCCTTTAAATAAAGGTTCATCATTTCTCCAACCCACAATCTCATATATCGGTATCATCTCAGCCAACGCCACATTACGCTCCAAGATACAACCCTCAGACCTTTCCCAATCTCCTGTGAGAAACAGGCAATCACAAGCCTCAACCAAGTTCTCGCAAAACTCCAACGCCTTACTTCTCTCTCCTGGTGCTTTGTCATTCATAAAACTAAATGTCAGTACAGGAGAGATTGGCATGATTCCAAAAGGTACAAGTGATTTACAGATATGCTTAATTGCTTCGAGATTGGATTTTTTCCCTCGGTACGGATGAGCTACATACACCAACTTCATGATTTACCTCCTTATCCGTCATAACAACCACAGGTTTGCTCTACTGTTTCTATAAATAATGACTTCTGATAATTTCCTCCACCTAGTGCCTTTTCACCACATAAAGCCTTGGATTGTTCAATTTCCATGTATCTTGTGTGTTTAATAAACTTCATCCACGAAAAACTTCTACCTAGTCTAAGTGAGGTTGTTATGGATGCTCGTATTTCGATCAATAACGCCCTCTTTAGTAAGTCGTAATGATTGGCTCTTAGTTCAAGTATTTCTTTCTTGGTCATGCTTGGACAGAAGAAGCATGATGATTTACCAGGTTGCGGAAGTCCTGCATCAGATATTGTCTTCTTACAAGCATCCCTGTCCATTTCCCATTCGATCAGAGGAAACCAATTCGTATATTTTTTATTGCCCGACTCTCTCATCCTGCGCTCTTCTCCGTACTCGTAGCCGATGGCCTTGGTTACTGTTTCACCGTTTTTCCACGCGTTAACAAAAGGTTCAAAATGATTGGCAAACTTATCTTGTGGCTGTGCCTTAAATCTCTGTGAGCATGACTTGAATCCATATGCAAGGCTAGGTAAAGCCTTTCGCTTTAGGCAATCTTCTTCGAGTGTTATCGAGCTTTTAACAGTTGTGATTGGGGGAAATCCTTTGCCAACTAGCCAAAGAGAAAACATAACCACATACCAATAAGTTTCTGGCCTCTCCCCTCCTGTATCAGCGAAGAGAATTAAGTCTGGCCTTATGTCTCGTTTGACCATTTCAATAAGTTCTGCCGTACTGTCTGTGCCGGCTCCATAGCTTACTAAGAGCATTCTTTATCCAACCTAAACCCAATAGTCTCCCCTAACGCCGCGATAAACTCCGAATTCGCCAAATGCCCATCCTTGCCCAAAACCTTAATCTTAGTCTCATCACTAGCCCTACTCAGCCTAATGGCATTCCTTATGCCTCTCTCAACGTGCGTCCACTCAACCTTATCGTCGTACATCTCTGCAACCCCTGGATACAAATCCTTAGTGACTGAGTAGATGGAATTTGGGTTATCTCGAAGGTATCTAAGTGCAGATTTCAAAAATTGATAGCCCTTCAAGTGTGCAGGTATTTGCAATTCTCGTAGTGCTTCATAAATCGCAAGCTCGAATGCTTTATCCATTGTGTTCAGTCCTTTCTCTCTTACACTTCCTCAACTCCCTACCCGACCTAACCACTCCCTTCTCCCTCAACCTCTCAGCAGTAGCACAAACCACAGCATATTGACAACGCTCAATGCTTCTCTCGCCCACACACCCACCGCAAGTCCTTAGATGATTGAGAAAGTTCTCGTAGATAGTCACGCTTCACGCTGAAGGATTGATTTAATAGGGTCAAGTCGCATTACTAATCTGATAAGTGTTTCTCCATCGCAGTTTATATGGTAGATTTCCTCATCAATGCCAGTCATAGGGTTAGTGTGCTTTGCGGATGTTCCGGCGTATTCAATGTCTGGAAATAGTTCGTCTAGTTCGTTAACGAGTAAATTGTCAACTCCAAATGGTCCGTCCCAATCAACTCCGACAGCAGATTCAATCGTTATTCTGGTTAGGCCGTTGTTTCGTTGAATCATAGTCTCACTAATTAGTGGACTATCTTCTAAGCAATAGATAGCTTTGAGCTGCTCGGTTGTTAAATCTTTCATCTCATTCCAGCCCTTCTCTTCCGCTTATTTCGAGGTCTTGCCACAATTGGGGCAATCTCCCTTACGCAGTACCAATACCCTTCTACGCCACACTCCCATGTAGCACCACAGTTACATTTAGCCTTAACTTGCCCTTCTGGAAAGTCGATTGGCTTACCACATACACATTTGACAAGCATTTGTTTAACCACCAAAACCCCTCCTTGATAAAGATTAGGAATAGTTTTAGGAATATGTGTTATACTTTAAGAGATTGTTTTTTCTACAGCTCGTTTGGTGTTACAGCACCGGCGAGCCTTTTTCTTTTCGAAGCGATACCAACAGTAGAACCAAAAGGCGAATGCAATCGTCATGTAGTGACTGAGGAAAACAGTTTGGGTATGGTTCATCGTAAATCACTCTCAAACATTGGATTCAAGTCAGTTTTACCTTTTCTAACGTTGTCAGCTATCATCATTGCAAAGTTGGCAATATCGGCGGCTTCTCTAATCACGGTTTCCTTTCTAGTCTCTGATTCAGCATCCCAATCAAGATTGATTAGCGATTTCCTCAACTCTTCAGTCTCCTCGACCATGCGATCGAACAAATAGTCTTGCCCACAACCATTCCAACCACCTTTGTGGTCGTTTATCCTGAGCTTCTGCTCCATCTTTTCAGCAAACCAATTAACCCGTTCTCTCGGCTTTCTTTGGCCTAATATATCTTCCAACCCTTATCCCTCCTAAATCCGAATACTCTCCATCAACTCTTTTTCAATCCTCCCGACTTCCTCCATCAATTCTTTATACCCATTAGCATTCGACATTCTCACCTGGCGATGGAGCAAATACCTGTAACATTAGGCCAGAGTTGAGAAGTAACCAAGTGTAGTAAGTAATTCCTTGCCTAAGTTTTTGCTGTCCTCTTTGGTGATGATGGATTTTTGATTGACTGTCATTTGGTCAGAGTCCGATGTGATACAGTAAGTGTCGTTAATGTCTATTCGCAATGGTGTTCCTCCTTATTTCTTCAAAACTTCATTGAACAACTTAATATTGCGTGGGTCACTGTTCCCATCAACAACTACCTTAATTCCGTTTCCTGATACATAAACAACTTGCTTTTTCATTTTTACTTCCTCCTAATTTTTACTTCACTAATTTAGATAAGTATCTTTTGATTTGACCCTTAGATTGCTCTGGCAGCCATCCATTAGTAGTTTTTACCGTACTGCCTTGGAGTCGTTGCCCTCAATCAGTCTAGCCCTGAGAAAGTAGGTTAATTTACTAACTTTCGCTAACAAGCTTAATCTCAAAAGTATCGAAATCAACAGTTTTGTTACCATTTGGTAGACTGTATTTTTTGTTTATGCGCTCCCACCAATCAGACCTACTAATTTCAAGATCACGAATAGCTGGTCCGATAATGGCTAGGGTTTGCTTTAATCCACCAATCCCCCTTCTTATACTCAATAGCTCCTCGAATTCATCCCTTGTCACCGTTGCTAAAATTGCCTCATTGTCCATTTGATTAAACCTCCCTCACTTAATCAACTTTGCCGAAAATGATTTCAATTGCCCTTCCGATAATTCAAATCGTCCATAGGCTTTCTTGGTATCAACGAATCCGTTACACTTCTGCTGAATTCGTTGTTTCTCCTGATACCTCAACCTCCTAGCACAATCTCTCTGTAGTAGTTTCCATCCGGTTAAGTGGTGCAATGTACTCACCTCCTAATATAGGCTGTTACTTGGAGTCCTGACTCCTCCCCTTCTTAGATGCGTCTACTGCAGCCCAATATCCAAGGCCACCCTTTTTCTCTCGCAATCTCCGTGTAATCGCTTTTTGCTCCTCGGATTTAGTCATTGAACTTAGGGATTTACTCATTTGTTTTTCCTCCTTCTTAATGCTTGTCCATTTGTTAATTAGTCAACATGTTCTGATTCAAATACTTACCCTTAACCGTCTTACTAATCGAAAGATCCAAATTAAACTTCTCATTAACTCCCATAAGATTTACGGTTTCTTCTAAAACCTCTTGGCGTTGCACTAACATTTCAGGAGTCATTGCGTCCTTCTTTAGCATTTTTGGATAACCATACATAGTTGACACTGTTTTATTGGCAACCGTGTTAGCCTTGATGTAGTCAACCTTAACTGGTTGAGATAGGTTTAATTTGAGGTGATTCATGGCTTCGATTTGATGCCCTTTATCTAGCATGCGAAAAACTTTATCCGCGCTAGATAATTTCCTAATCTCCTCGATTGTTTCCCATGCCCAATCCATAAATCCGTTAGCTTTAGGTTGGCGACTCCACCTGCATATTTCATAAACACCTTTCGGAAAGTAAACGCAGGTATCGTATTCCTTTCCGTCAGTACCCCTCAGTTTGAGGGTAACTGAAAATTTGTCTAATCTTTCCCGATACTTTGAGTGCAAGTTATCAATTGCCTTTTGTGGGTTCTTGTACTCTAACGCTCTCCCAATTTGTTCCCTAGTCATTAACGCATTTTGCTTATCGTCTTGCCAGAAGTCACATTGAATGCTTCCGAAGTTTTCTGACTTGACCAACTTTGTGTTACTCATAAATCCTCCTATTCTTTTAATAAATCATCCACAGTACAACGAAGGGCATGCGCTAACTTTTCTGATGTTTTAAGTGATGGATTTTTTATGTTTCGCTCGATGTTACTAATGGTTGGACCTGCCACGCCGATGATTAGCGCTAACTCCCTTTGGTCAAGTCCTCGCTTGATTCTGTATGCCCTTACATTTTCTCCGAAGCTCATTTGTTTAAGTTCACCTCCCCTTGTTATCATATAGCTAAATAAGTTTTTAAAAAAAGAGGAATAAAATTGATTCGATATACATACAATATCAGCTTATAGATAAATAGTCAAGAGAAATCTTTAATAACTTATCAAATAGCTAAGAGGTATATTTTACCGTGTTGTGGTATCAATAACATGGGGTATAATAATATGGTTATCGGGTATGTTATCTATATGGTAAATCGGAGGTGTTGCGATGAACTATGGAGAAAAGTTCAGATATGTTAGAGAGTTAAGGCAAATGACGCTCTCTGATTTATCTAAAAAATGTAATCTATCTATCCCTTATTTAAGCGATATAGAACGAGGTGTAAAACGCCCAGCTATGAAATCTTTAGAGAGGATTGCAGATGCGCTCTCAGTGGACCCGTGGTTCTTCATGTCTCAAACGGCTGTGACATTCACAGAACTAGCCAAAATCTCCAACTACGAGCCACCTCCTGACATCCTAGAATTTGTAACAAATCAAGAAAAACTCCCCTACATCCTCTTGGCCAAAAAGATGAGTGAAGACGGAATTTCCCCTGAAGCGTGGGAAGTCCTGATTGACAATATTAAACAACTGACAAAACCCAACAAATAAATAAGATAAAAGCACAAACAACGACTAACTGTAATATAACTGTCGAATGTTTGTGCTTTCTGTATTATTATTACATTTTACATAGTCTCTGATAGTTGCTAAAATAGAAACAAGAGTTCTAAAAAGAAACATTTGTTCTTATTTATGGGTAGCAACGAGAGGAGATGGGTAGATGAAGGAAGTAATTGTCTGTGATTTTATTGATATTAAAGGGATGGTAATCGGGAACTCAATACTCGTTGATAGACGCTATCTTGGGGCACTAAAGGACAGATTAAAGGCAATGGGATGTACTGAGCAACGCAAATATAAAGTGGATATCTTGAAGGATAAAGTAATTACCCTGTCGAAATAGGAGTAAACAAGGAGAAACCCCCTGAGACTTCCACCTGCAAGTGTTCTCAAGGGGTTCCGTTAAGACGGGGTTATTATGTTGTATTAAGTTTAATACATATTTTTGCCCCTGTCTAGTTCTTGCAATGAATTTAGATAGGGGTTTTTATTTATGCCTAAGATGCCGAAAATGTCCACAGAATATCATTCAGACTTACTTATTCATGATGGCCACTTGGTTGTAATTCAGGAGAGGCTAGTAAAAGTGTTTGGACTCGACAAGGCCGTGTTTCTACAGAAGTTACACTATTGGCTCAATACAGAGTCTGGAGTAGTCATTGAGCGTAGGAGATGGGTTTACAACACGCTAGAGCAATGGCATAACCAAATGCCTTGGTGGTCGCTAATGACGATTAGGAGAATGGTCAAGGATTTGGAAAAGTCCAAAGTATTAGTGACCTGCAAAATAAACGTAGATAAAGGCGATCATACTAAGTGGTATACCATTGACTATGGAGTTATGAATGATATGTGGAGGGAATACCTAGATGCCAATAGCAGCCATTGGTAGGCATTCACAGAGTTATCCACAGGAAGATATTAGGATATGTTCATTTTGAACAAAAGCCATATGTTCATTTTGAACAAAAGCATATGTTCATTTTGAACAGATCTACTAATACATAAATAACTACCCATAAATAACTTATACATATTATCTTATTAACTATAAAAACTAAGGTTATCCACAGAAAGGAGTTAATCATGTACTCGACACTCAAACAATGCTCCGAGCTTGCAAAGCAAAATATCAGTACTAGTCGCTTTTACAAAAATAAGTATCTCCAATATTTCAAAACATCAGGTGAGGGCAAGAAAACAAAGTTTGAAGAGAACTCCACCGTTGAACTGCTTCGACTAATCGGAGAATCCTATACCAAAGGATTAGATTCAGATCAAATTACCGACCTACTAGATATGCAGTATGGCGTAACAGTAACCGACATAGCGCAACAAGATAATAACAGCATAGGGACAGCGCAACACGAAGATTTAGTGCAGAGTATAAGGAGTGTCTTTATTGAGGAGATTAGCAAAAGAGACTCTCTAATCCTTGATTTGCAAGAAGAACTTGAAGGGATAAAGCAAGCTCTTGCAGAACAAGCCGAGAGGGCCGAGAATAGTGCTAGGAGGCTAGAGGAACGAGATAAGGATATAACACAAAGGCTTAGGGACATAGTCACAGCACAAGAGCAACGCAACAAAGAGAAGGTTCCTTGGTATAGACGGTTGTTAAACCTCGATAAATGAATCGGGGTTATTTTTTTGCCTAAATTTAGCAGGAATAATGGACGAACAGCTCTGAGTATTGTTAATCATCAGTTGTTCCACATTTATCACACAAAGGGGTGACGAAATGCAACGTGATCTACGAGTAAGACTTAGAAACTTCTTGGATAAGGACATTAAACAAGGTATCGAGAAACTAGGGCCATTAGAACAGGGAGAACTTAGCGAACTAATTCGCTTAGGAATGAGGAAGGTATTGCAAGAGAAGGGAGTAATCCCTGATAAAAAAGCCACGACACCCCGAAGGATACCGTGACTTCTCGCTTAAAACAATATCTTCCCTATCTGAACGAAGACAACTCCTGCCATCATTAAGTAACTCATGTAAACACCGCCTTTGTAATCCGTTTTCATTATCCTTCCCTTAATTTTTAAATTTTATGTATGGAGGAATGATTATGGCTAAACAAAATCAAATTGAAGAAATCAGAGATAGTCTTAAATCAATCTGGCTACATCGAAAAGGAAATGAAGTAAGAGCAGCTGTTCAGGATGTTATTGATGCAAAGTACAAAGAAGGAACTCGACCCCTAATTATGAATGCTTCAAAAAAGGAAAACACATGGACGTTCACGATTCACCTTCCCCCTGCTACCGGATTCTTGGAGTTTCAAAAACTAAGTATATTATTCCAGGATGCAACAGGCGGCTCGGTCCATATTGAAAAGCGTGGCAAGGTCGTAAAGATGGAGGTTATGACAGAGGAGCTCAAGAAGAGTTATGCTTATTCCCTTTTTGACCACAATAAATATAAGAAGATGGCTATTCCGATCCCCATAGGCATATCAGCCAAGGGTTTAATAGTTCGAGATTTAGTGGACTATCCTCACCTACTTGTAGCCGGGGAAACAAATTATGGTAAGAGTAATCAGCTTCATGTAATTGCAAACTCGATTCTTCTTTATCGACCAGAAACTCACATTGTTATCATTGACCCTAAATCAACTGAGTTTGATTATCTTAACAGAATGGCTTTAGTGGTTGATGAAATGAATGTGGTAAAAAGCCTATTTGAAGAACTTAATAGGGTAATGGACAAACGGAAGAAAATTTTAAAATCAGCCTCTTGCGCTAAGATTAAGAAATACCATGAGAAGGGCTACAGCATGCCTTATATCGTCCTAATTGTTGATGAATGGGCAGATCTACCCGAAGATGCTCAGGACAGCTTGTGGAGGCTCCTAAGAATGGGGCGGTTTGTTGGAGTTCACGTAATTGCAGCCACGCAAAGGCCGTCGAGCAAAATATTTGAAAAAGCCGGCGATCTCAAAGCAATGTTTCTCGGAAGAATATGTTTTGTAGTTGCCGATGTGATTAATTCCAGGATGATCCTGGATTCGGATGAAGCCGCGCATCTTAATGCCATAAAGGGCAGAGCTATCTATAAATGCGGCTTAGAGAAATTGGAAGTACAGACATTGCTACTGGAGCCAGACGAGGCTATTAAACTTTACAATGAAAGTTCAATGATAATAAGAAGTGAGTTAATCAAGATTGAACAACCGCGAAAAGTATTACCACCTAGATAATATTACTTAATTGGGATTCCCTTAATTTGCTTTTTCTATACCGTTCTTTATTGTATTCGCTTTTTCTTTGTCTAATTTCTTCCTTATGCAATTGCTCATATCTTCGTTCCCTCTTCCTCCCAAGCTCCCTTTTCCTTACTGGGTCAATAGGTTTACAATCACTATGCTTTCTACCCTTTAACGCCACGCTAATCTTATCCCTAGTTTCCTGAGATATAGTTTTACCCATATTAACTCTTGAAATATTCGCAAGATGTTCTTCCGAAAAACCACTTGTCGTGTCTATGTTAAACCCGAACTCCCTTTCAACACTTCTTGATTCATCCATATAAAACTGTTCCCTATCTATTAACAATTCTTTTCCACATATTTCTAATATTCTAAAAGAAAATGATACTTCGCCAAAAATATTCCAAGATGATTGTAGGTTCTTGTTATAGTGGTTATTGTTGCGCAACATCCACCTATGTTGTGCAAACCTATGGGTTAAATTACTAGAACTACCAACGTAAACCATTCCATTAACAGTGTTCCTAATCTCATATATACCACTTTTTTCCATAACAAAAACACCCTCCATAGCGTTTATTTTTCTCCTATTTACCCAGAGTGGGAAGCAAGGTTGGAGTTCCTCGCTTGTCGTGTAGCTATCACTATCCCACCCTTATATTATACCATAATTAGGATGTGAATGATATGAATAACTTCCAGAAGTGCATCGGTAGAGACAAACAAATTTTTGATCTCCTCGAATCCCAAGTCTGCCTAACCACGGATATGATTCATCGACTAATCTTCAAGGGTAACTGTCTTCGTATCGCTCAAAGGAGATTAGAAAAGCTTTCTTCTCCCCCTTACCCTAAAATCAAGAGAGACAGGCGAAGATTAGGCGAACCATACTTCTACTATATGGACCATAAGCCAGGGCAATTAGACCACGTTTTGGGAGTCTCACAGGTATTTACATGGATTAGCTTAACTCTTGCTAATATGGAGCGACTGCACTCGTTTAACAGGGAGGTGAAGGATTACAAATCAATCCGGCCAGATGCTTTTTGTGCTATTAAAAACCTATGGCAAGATGCCTTTTACTTCTACTTTGTGGAATTAGACATCAATCGAAGTGGTCATGATTTCGGAAAAAAGGCCAAGAAGTACAATGATTTATTTAGCTCAGGGACCTATATGAATCAATGGTGGGTTCCTCTATCTAGGCGATTCCCTGCCATTATTGTTGTGACAACCGGCAGAGTAAACACTATTAAGGAAAAAATAGAAAGGGAGAATGTCAATGGTCTTGAGTTTAGGGTTTATTCCCTTGACAACATAAAGGAGGAATGTCTCGATGATGGAGGCAGCAAAGCAAGTATTCGGTCCTAGTCAACCAGGGTTTATTATTGTTCTTCTCGTAACCCTTGCCGTAGGAAGTTGGTTAGGCGAAATGATTACTACAGCTATTGGTAAGGGTCAAATATCGGCTATGATTAGAACAGGGACGCAGATTGCATCCATACTTGCAGTAGTAGCCCTTGCATGGAAACTACTCAACATCTTCTATAACTTCACCCAAGGCAAGATGTGATGGCTAAACTTATATTCGACTTACTGCTTATAGGAGTTGCCTCATTCGTCGGTTATTGCATATGTGTCGCTGTTGAAAGAAAACGAATCGCGAATCAAATAATCGTAGTCGCAGGGATGATGATATTGCTCGTATTGATGCAGGACCTAACTCCTATTATCAATAAATGGGGCGCAAAAATAGATTCGTGGAAAAGTACAGCAGATAATATAGGCAATCTAGGAAAAGGTAGTTGGATAATGCCGATGAAAGGAGAGATAACTCAGGAGTTTAAGGGGGAACAGCATCACGGTGTAGACATTGGAGCACCCACGGGAACAGTCGTAGAGGCCACTAAGAAGGGTGAGGTGACTCGCGTTGAATGGAGTGACATATATGGAAACATGATCGTCATTGACCACGGTGGAGGGTTTGAATCGTTGTATGGACATTTATCAGGAATATCAATTAAGGTCGGTTATCCGGTGATAGCAGGAACAAATATAGGTAGTTGTGGTTCAACTGGTAGATCAACGGGAAGTCACTTACATTTTGAAATACGACTACATGGTCAGGCCCAAAATCCCATGAATTATCTCAGATAGGAGGATTGCAATGAGGAAAAACTTTCAAATGTTTATGATGGGTTTAATTGTAACGATATTGCTCATTCTCTCAAATCTAGCTTTTGAGCTATACCCATCAACTAAATATGTCGCGATCACTTTTGATTCACTATTAGCCATCGTATTACTGAGATTGGCCTTTAAGGAAATAGGGAAGATTTTAAAAGAAGAATCTGTGAGTTTTGTCATTTCTGGCTTAGTCGCCTCCTTAGTCGTTATTTGCTTAGTCGTTTGGTTAGTCGCTTAATACGACTAGAGTACAAGTTATAAATAACTATTTTACTGCATTTATTTTTTAAAAGAGAGGGTTAGGAGGGAGAGATTGAGGGGCACGAGGAGAAAGAGAAGAAGGAAAGGGAGAGTTGAGAAAAAGTACACAGGAAAATAATAGAAAAACCCTTCGCCAAAAGCAGAGGGTTCATTTTTTGCATATTATTCCCCATCTCGGACACACTAACCTAAATCCATCTAAAGGAGGGAAAGAGATGAGAAAATTAATCTTAATCCTATTAGCCCTAGTTCTTTTGGCCACTAACCCAAATAAAGAAAACTACATCGACTACACAAAGCAAAATATCCTTGGGCATAATCCATCCGGACTAGTTTCAATACTTGCCGATCCATTAATCGACAAGACAACAACAGAGAGCAATCTGTACTTCGCGACTGTTTATAGGACTAAGTTTGGAGAGAGTAACGTTACTACTTTGGGGGTATTGAACAAATTCATCCCCTTGAAATAGAAAATACCCTACTCGTTTGAGTGGGGTATTTGTTTGAGTTATTTTACCAATAATTAGCTGTTACAAATATCTTATAGTTACAGTTAAACTTTTCACACATTATTTTAGCCCATTCCTCTAACTCTTCTTTCTGTTTCGCTAATTTATCCCACTCAATAACATCACCATAGCCGTATGTGACCATATCATAAACCACTATATCACCTTCGGATGCTGATATCTGCATACTTTCATTGTAGTCTGACTCCATAACTCTGTGATGATAATTATTTCCAGATATTTTTATTTCACCTTCTAGGTCAATTACCCCTTCTTCTTGATACTTCCACACCTTTGATTCTTCAAGTATATTTTTCCATGTTTTTCTCGATAAATCATCTGGTGTCAAGGTTAATAATAGAACAGCGTTCGGATGAGTGCTCATAAGATTCCACCTTTCATATTTTTCACCCCTACAATATTTCTTTAACAGCTTGGAAAAGTGAGTCAACTAACTTTGAATTACCCAACCACATGGTCCTATTAATACTCAGCCGCAGGTTTTCGTTTTTTAGACTAGGTTCTTCGGTAAAGTTATCGAGTAGCTCTATCATTTGGCCAATACTCAAGATGGGCAATGAGTTTTCTTCCGGTCTACATGAGGGGTCTTCACCATCATCAATTTGACATTCGCAATTCCAATAGCCGCCACAAGAACCATTTACGCCAGAACCAAAAGTAGGGATGTTTCCGGTTTCTTCATCAATATTAACGAAGTGGTCTCCTTCTTCTTTATGTTCCTTCCACCATGCCCTCAACTTCTCTTGTTGCTCAGGACTCAATTCTTTTAGGTTTTCTACGGTTATTCCTTGACGCAAGCCAATACCTCCTTAGTCGCTCCCCATAATGCGTCTATTAATTCATATTCAGAATACGTAACTTCTTTTTTATTTACTTCGATCGTTACAAGCCATTGCTTTTGAATATATTTGATGCCAACCAAATAGAATGCGCCCTCTTCGCCATGAGTATGTAGAAATTCTATCATCTCACTAATTGTTGGAGGTTCTAGGTGATAGTTTTGAGCTTGTTCGTATTTGTTTGTGGCATAAAACCATTTCTGACGTTCTTCTTCCGTTGAGTATTCTTTTATGTCTTCAAAAGTAAAATACCGTTTCACCTCGCCCCACCAACCTTTCTTTTAATTCTCTGCGACCAAAGTATTAAATCCACAAGCAGGACACTTACTATCTGCCCCACCTTCGCCATCATACACAAGGTAACCACCATGCATATTTATTTTAAAGACAGCACTTTTCAAATCCATATATCCGGTGTCATAATCGCAATCCTCGCAACATATAGAAGTCATTATTTCGCCCTGTTCCTCTATTTCTTCGGCAGATATATTATTCATGCCTATCTATCCCTCCCATCCTCACTCCATCTTAAATAACTTCGCCAATCCCCTGCACCGCTCAAATAACTCGCTATTATCTTTTGGAACTTGCATTTCATTAATCAATTTTCTGGCTGATTCTCCGGTTAGTATTGGCGATGTTTTTGGTATTGCTAGAATCTTGTAGTGTTGGTATTTAGTCATTAATACTCAACCCTTTATTCCTGAATCTTATCGTCCATGATCTGCTTGCGGTGTAAGTGTCTCCTACAGATTTACTAAATACGCTTTCTATCTTATCAACCATCTCCACAGGTAACGGTTCCCGACATTGCTCATAGCAACTATACTCCGATGCAAATATACCCAACCCCCTAGCCATCTTAGCAATCGTGATACCTAGTTCCCTTCTCCTGTCTTTTATTATTTCTATTGAAATTCCATTCGCCGAATTTATCTCATTAACTTCTTCCTTTTCATTTTTGATTAATTCATCAAGCTTGAGTTTAGCTTGTTTGACTTCACAATCAGAGTTATGGCAATCGAATATCCCACCGTGTGATTTTTCTCCATCCCAAAAGCCTATTGGATATTTAGTTGGGTTTGTGCAGGTTTGGCAATTCATATTTTTCCTCCCATCCCTAAAAGCCTACCATGAAACGATTCGGGTGATTCGCGCATCATTGATTTAACTAACTCATCTTGCAAGGCATCCGACTTTTCAGCTAAATGAACAATTGCCCTCAAGAGCGCATTTTCATACGATATGTCACCGTTCCTATGGAACATAATGCAAGTATTAATGATTGCATTATGATAACAAAGTTCTCCTTCTACGAACTTCTTTAGCTCATCATCGTTATTAACATCGACATTTTTATAGTTTGCGCTGCTCATTGTCACCCCTACTCCGCTAGTCATGGGTTTACTGCTTCTACCTGTCATATGGATTATTCCCCCCATTCCGTAGGAAGTGGTATATTTAGAAGTATGCCAATAAGAGCTATGTTGCCATCAGGAGCATGTGTGGATTTATCTAATTCTCCACAAAGTCGGCATTTATAAATTAATGTACCGCCTACCATACCTTTATTCCCCCCTCAATCCCTAAAACCAATCGACTCCTGAGCATCAATCTCGCAAACTAAATCCCAATAAGTGAAGTCGTTACCTTGTTCATCCTGCTTAATAAACTGTCGCTCAATTATCCATTTGCATTTCCTTGTGTCTGCTGTGATTCTAAGATGGCACATGATCGTTGGACCGTAACATTTATCTAATATTAAGGCATCTTTATTGCCCATGTTTATGGCTTTATTTTTAGCATCGAAGTCCAATTAGTTTTCCTCCTTCTCAATCAACTCTGCACTTGGGATCATCAGACCAATTTAGGCAAGTCTCACCTTTGGCGCTATACATATCATAGTCATTACAAGTGTATGGATAACTAAATCTCCACCTTATGCAAGAGATGCACTTTCTACCTTCAGTGCGTTCCGCTTCTTGATAATCCTTGTATTTCCTCGCTTTTCCGATAAACACATCTTTAATAGTGATCACATCCTATTCCACCTCCTTCTCAATCATCAAGTATGCCTCCATGTACTTAATTGTCTCATCAATCCTCTTTTTTGTTCCGTTTAAAATCTTTTGAGCCATATCGAAACTGATTAATCCTTGATGTGCCATATCCGAAGAGTTTTTCATCAATACGGTGTATTCATGAATAGTCCTTGCACAGCCAACGATATTATCCAGGTTGTACTTACTTGGAGCGAGCTTGTTATTACATTCCCTTTCCTGCTCGCTAATTTTATTGATTACCTCTGCCCAACTTGCCATTATTCTCCCTCACCTTTCTCTATCTTCCACGTCTAGATTTTCGATTTGTGATCCTCCTTTATAAATTCAATCCAATCATCCACATCTCCCCCAGGCCATCCAACTCTTTGATAATCCAAACCACCGTCTGCAAAAACAGATTTGCATTTACATTCAACAAAGTCATGTCTGTACTTGCTTTCAATTATATCTCCACATTTTTTACATTTTATTTTATTTTTGTATTCTGCCATTATTCCCAACCCTTCTCTATCTTCCACATCTTACGACTTCGCTTAAACTTTTTCGGCTCGGTAAGCAACGAATAAAGCAGTTCATTCCTAATCTTATTCTCTCGATTACAAAGCGAACCAGTGCAATTAAAATAATAAGGACTGTCGGCCATATTTGTTATCTCGAATTCTTCCATAATCTCAATATCGTAATAATTGAGTATGAGTTCTAATGGAGTGCCTTCAAATCTTGCCATCTTTACTTATTCCCCCTTCCGTCTTTATTCTCATTGTAATAATCCCAATCGAACTTACCGTCCACTACTCTACCTTTACCAATATACTCAGAAGCTTTGGTTAAATAGGCTCTTTCATCCGTACCACCCATCGAAGCATATGCAAAGCCAAAACAATTACAATTAACAATGTGGTCGCATGTGTGGGACAATTTGCAACTCCCACAACATCTATTGTCCTTGAATATTGGGCATTGAGGTAGATCAAGAGGAATCTTATGCTTGTCGTTTTTGTATCTGTTGCGGGTATCAAGATGAGTACAAATGTAAATAGGTGGGTCGATTAGGCCGTGCTTGACATCGTAGGATAAAACTATTCTCTTCATTATTTTTACAACTGAGTTAATCATCTCTACTTCTTCCTCCTTCGATTTCTAAGCCTCAAAAACGCATTATACCTCTCCATATAAGGCTCAAATTGCTTAGCAAACTCAGGGTGAACAGGAAAACCTAATGTTAAGTGATCGGAAATAATCTTTATCGCATCGGAAACATCATCCTGCTTACGGAGCCATTGGCTAAAGTTAATCATTGATACCTGTTGCTTGATGTTATCCTTTTCGATTCTTTTATCATCATCAAACCTATTAATTCTATCAATACACTTTTTAATGTTTTCCTCTGACAATGAGTGTGTTTCGGTATTGCTATTGTCCTTGGGGTTAGGAAAACTATTTTTGAATAACAATCTTTATTTCCCCCTCTTAAATCCTTTTTAACCCACCGAATAAACCCCTCTGATAAACCTCGGTTGTCCTCTTCTCGATCTCGATGATTTTGTCAGGCATTTTCTTATTAAGAGTTTCATTGATCTTCGCCCCTGCTTCGGCTATGGCCATATTGGCGATTGCTTCAGGACTGATTTTGCCCATAATTTCTGCAAAGTGTTTTTCGATGTAATCATCGGCAATTGCATCAGCTAATTTTTCCACAACTCTCAATTTGACCATATTACCGAGATTCAATTGTTCGTCTACTGAAATGCTCATACTGTAAACATCAACGCCATTATTCATGTCCTTCCATGTGCTTATTGTCATCTTGCTTCCCTCTCTTCTTAATTTGTTTTAATGCAATCCTGCTTCAAAGATCAAGTTAGCCATTATGCCCTCAGTTGCAAAATGATTTGGGTTATTTCCCGTGAAACTTAGCGTGGCAATCTCCGCATAATACAATTACGTCATTGAATGTCTCTCGACCTCGATTATCATAGTTATTGTGGTGAACGTGTAGTGTGTCGTCATTGGTGTTACATAATTTGCATCTATGCTGTGCGTTTTTCAATGCCTCGGACTTGAAATGTAACCAATGTTCAGTTTGCAGATATTCTTCATATGGCATCGCCTTGAACGCCTTTATCATTTTGGAATAATTTTCTTTGATGAATTGGGAATTGTCGCTTTCTGGCAGGAATGGATCTTCCTCTAGCTCGACTATTGAAACGAGCCTTTTTATTGGCGTAGCTTTATGTAATGACCCTAAATAATTCAACCATTTACTTCCATCATCCATAAAATCAAGCATTGCATTTGATTTCTGTAAAAATGTCTCCAGATTCCATTTGTAACGTAACTTATAGCCTTCGTCCTTAATTACTATCGTATAGTTGTCGATTGCCTGAAGTATCTCTTCTTTGGAATAATCCTCAGTTAAGCGTTTCAATATAAGCGGAGTTCTTCTTGAATACTTGCGATGGACGATAATATTTTTCGAGTTCCAATACTCAAGAATTTCGGATGCTAATTTTTCTGATTGAGAATCCTGCTTCGGTAGTGTAGTTGTTGGTAATTCTCGTTTAATAAAGGTTTTGCGCTCAATTAGTTTGTTCGTTGTAATCCCCTCCTTGGTGACATTTTTCTTTGTCATCTACTTCTTCTTCATCTCCTTATCAAGAATCCTACGCACCAACTCCGACTTCCTTATTCCTAATTTTTCGGACAACTCTTCTAGCCATTTGTGTTGCGGTTCTGTAATATACAAATCTATCCTCTTCACCCAATCACCTCCATACGTTAATTATACACCTATACATGGATACAAGCAACGGAAAATCATGACTAATATCGACGAATCAGGACATACTAGCATTATTCTCACAAAAATTTTAATTTGTTAGGGGCAAAACAAAAAGCCCTACCCACAATTAAGTGAGCAGGGCTTTTCGTTTGTAACAACAATGTTACGCACATTGTGAAGCGAATCTACTTAAAGATGGTTGAGCAATATATTTTATTTCCGTTGCATCTCGGAAAACTACTTATATTGTGTAGGCAAGGAATTTCACCTTACACGGCAGCCGAGCTTTCTGCCTAACGAGTTTTTAACGGGTTCACTCCCTGATACTCCTAGCTTTCACAATGTCGAGTCGAAAAGCTCACATTGCATACTTACCACGATAGCGTCTTATTCCGCCACTACACATTATCATTATACCATATTTCCACTCAGATGGAAAAGGTTATTTCACAGCATCCCGATTCATTAACGTAGCAATGACAGCTGCAATGGCAGAAACACCATTGGCAATAGCATTAATCTGTTCATCGGAAATTATGTCATAACCGAACGCACCTGCCGCCAATTTTACCGCACCCAAAAGACCCATTACAATAGTCGGTTTACGAAGTTTTTCTAACATATAAATCAATTCCTTTCTTATCCTAAATACTTCTTAACAGCTTGGGCGGTATCGTACTTGTTGTCTCCCGACAGCAAAACCTCATTTGCATGACCGGTTGTAGGACCACCAATAACAATGAGTTTTTTCGCCTTCATAGCATCAATTGGAACAGACTTATCATCGAGCCGAATAAATATAGCACAGTTATGTTTCTGTGCTACGTCTGCCCCTGCCCAATAATCTCGTTCTGAGTAAAGCAAAACAGCAACGTTCAACACTTCATTTCCCCCCTCGATTTCTGTTTTTATGTCTGCCATAAGCCTAGCCCACGGAAAGTACTTACCTGGGCACTTTGTGGCATATTGTTCATTGTGTTTGTGGTGACATCCTGTAGTAATCCCATACTGCTTATGCACAGAGATAGCACCTTTTAGCAACCCTTGATACTGAACTTCCGACATTCGATTCTCCTCAAAATTCCCTACACAAGCAATAGCAAACGACCTCTGATTCATCGTATAGCCGCTACCGTCCGGTGCAAGACCTGTGTCATGGGCTCCTGAATATTTAGCGTCCCTACCCATTTCCATGGACCCATCGGGCAGGATAACCATATTGTAGCCAATGTCTCCCCAACCTTTAGCCTTATGCTCTTTGCGTATGACGTCGGCACTCGAATAATCTCCAACAGTATGATGATAATCAACCATAGTTATTTTGCATGGCCTAATCTGCATGGTATCCTCCTTCTCTGGAATGACCCTATCTGTTATGGCCCATGTCTCCAAGATAATACCTGAGTTCATAGGAATGTAACATCTTCCGTTGTCTCCCCAATCGCCACCCCAGCTATTGAGAACAATCCAATCATTCCCCCTCCATCCTACGATGGTCATTTCGTGATATCCCTGAAACTGATCGTCCGAAGTTGGATAAGGCACTCTCGGATTAGTCTTATTAACCTGATAAAAGGATTGGTAAACAGAAATCATGATGGGAACCGACCCTAACTCAAGCAAGGCCGTTTTAATATCGTCTACAGACCCTAAGGTTGCATAAGCCGTTATTCTATGGGGATAGGCTTTTTCCAGTAAAGCACTCTTCCTGTTGTCAAATATGTTTTTAATCTGTGGCCACTCTACATTCTCCGGAAAGCTCTCGTAGTCACAGACCCCTAAATCTAGTAGTTGTTTTAATGCTTGCCTTGGCATCATGCCATATCCTTGATGATCTTCAGGACCGCGACCTCCATAGATAAAGCCAGGAGAGAGTTTGACATACTCCCCATACTGTCCTTCTTTTACAATTTCTCTGCAATAGGCAAGCGCATGAGCAACGCAAGAGCCAACTGCTCCCTGACTCTTTACTTCATGATTGTGGGGGATTTCAAAGGCATTAGGGAAGGTTGTTGCCACTTGTGGTACTAACTTACTAATACGCCAATCTCTCTCGTCTGGAGGGCTTTTCTGCGCCCCTAATGGTATTGATCTATAGTCCATTTATTTCCCCTCACTTTTATCCTGTAGTTGGCTAAGCACCCGAGCTATTCCTGGCGGTAATGGAACTCCAAGTATTCCTAAATTCTCAGTAACCGATATTCCCTCTCTGGAAATATAAAAGTAAATTGTGAGTGTCCTAAATATGGGGTCATGATTTCCAACCATTTCGTCAAGTAATACAGACACAACCAATACGGCAAGGATAATCCCCTTGCGTATTCCACCCCAGTACATAACCTCGCTGTTTACTTTGTGACCCCTTACAGCCCCTAGAAACCCAGTTAAGTAATCCATAATCATGAAGGCTATTAGAACTTTCAAGGAGGCATCCCAACCACCTAAACACGCTGTTGCTGTTGTTCCCATTGCCGCTATAAAGACATTAAGGCTAAACTCTTTCACGCTTTCACTGTCCTTTCGCGCTACCTATTTGACCACCACTTTACTTTTGATTGCCTCTATTGTCTGCGGTCCAATACCCTTTACTTTGTCTAATTCCCACAAATCAAGATAAGGCCTATTTTGAACGATTCTGTTTGCCAAGATAGGCCCAATATCAGGAAGTGACTCCAATGCTTCAACGGATGCACTATTGATGTCGATCTTGTGGCAATCCCTGTTGTACATAAGGAGAAAAGACAGTAGACATAGGGCAATGATTAGAATCATAGTTGTGATAGTACGTGCGTCTGTCGGACAACGTTTTCTTTCGAGATCATTATTTCGCAACTCGCACCCCCTATTTAAAGATAGGAATAAGAAAAGAGCATCCGATTTCTCGAATACTCTTCTTAGAGTGCATTGCACCCCGTTTGTCCCCCGGGTTGTCCTTATGAACTAGGGAAACGCTGGACAAAAGCGTTTTGTCACAGGTCATGACTCCTGCCTATCCCTAGTTTTAATATTGTAGCATAGACTTTGTTTAGATCAAAGACAATTGTTGGATACCATTTATAAATTTATATGAATCCAATACCACAACCGAGTGATAAGTGGTAAACTATTACATAAAAAGAAAAGAGGGAGAGGATGATAGGATTAATTTTGGTTTGCTCCATTTTACTGTGCTTTGTGATTGGGTTAAATTTATGGCAGAGCATTACTATGGTTTTATTTAGTACCTGTGTGTATTTAACAGGAAGGAGAATGGAAAATGGATTATGATGTATTTTTGAGTTACGCATTTCCGATACTGGGCATTGCTATATTTTTAGCCTTGTTATGCGTAGGATTAGCTATGGTAATAGCTAAACTTAGGGGCCAAAAAGAAATGCCGACATGGATTTTAGTTGTTCTTGGTTTTGGATTTTTGAGTTCGATTGCAGTTATATTCATAGTTGGAACTTTACTGGGTTGGGAAACGCCGATTTAAAGGAGTGCAATACGCACCCCTTTTTATTTTAGCCATTTACTAGTAGATTTTTTCGAAGTTTTCTTCTTCTCCTCAGCCAAAGCGTCATCCGATTCCAATACCCCTTGAGTCTGGTACTTATCAAAGGCATCTCTCAGCGCATCCCTTTGTTCATAGAGCTTATTCATTTCTGCCTTTTTGGCATCAAAAGGAGTTATCTTTGCACCGAGCAAGAAGGATAATAGTTGGTTAAATTTCTTCTCGCCTTTTGCGTCAATAGACTTAGAAACATTCTCCATGAATGGAACTTGAGACATCATGTACCTTACTCTTGCAGGAACTTGTAATTCCCTAGCCTCTTCCTTGTTTAATCCATATTGTGTGCCTAGCATTTTTACAACTGGTTCAGGTAAGTCAGGAACGTATCCTGGAGCCTTCTTCATCTCTCCTGGATACTTCTCTATTTCGTCACCAAAGAACGTGTTTTGGTTTAGTTGTAATTCCAGTGGAGCCTTAAGCAATGGAGAGAGAGAACCAAGTGCTGTTTTCCCAATTTGACTAGGGTTAAGTTTTTCCAGATCGCCCATCGGAAGGTTTGAGTTCCAGTACATAGGATTTCCATCTTGCTGTAATGGCGTTTTTACCCAGTTTGGATTATCCATGTACTCGGGCATATTCCTTTCGTCTACAGGGGTCGATAAGTCCCTAACTCCATCAAGAGCCTTGTCTGTTGCCGCGTACTTACCAGGTGTTCTGATTATATTTTCTGCTTGAAGTGGAACGTTCTTTCTTAACCAAGTATAGAACGGAACCGTTCTTTTCAGGACATTCTTTTCAAACGGAGTAACATCACCATAATCAAAGAGATTTTTATCAACTACCTTTGCTGCTTGTTTTACATCACCTGTTTTATTCATTTCTGACAAGAAGTTGAACGACCTCGCTTGATCCTCGACTAATCCACCTACGGTTCTTCCACCCTTGATTAATGCGTTATTTTGCGACAGTGGATTCAAGAGTTGTGGAACTTTTTGCAGTTTTCCCTTTAATCCCTCATCTAGTTGCTTTTCAATATAGTTAGGAATATCCTTGCCTATCCACCCTGTATTAGTGACCCCCTCCTTTTTCATTAGTTCACTAACTTCGCCAAGCGTCATTTTTCGACCACCAACATCAATAGTTTTATTGGAAATCCTTGAACCAACAAGAGGTAGTTTTGTTGTATTCGTCCCCAACGCCCTTAAGTGATTCATTGGGTTGAGTAGTTCCTTCCCGCTATTGAGTGTTGTCTGGAATACATTTGACTGAGCATTCCTAATATGGAATCCTGGATTAACCGCGGTTGCATAGGCTTTCCATAAGTTAAGAACATTGTCGTAGGCCCCTAATATTCCCTTACTCCCCTCATCAGTTTGTAACTTTTTGAAGTTGTTTAATTCCCCTGCTATTTGCTTGGGTAGCGCATACACCGGAACGTTCTTCGAGACAAGCATACCATTCCTTACTGCTCCTGCCGGAATCTCTATCATTTCATCCTTCGACATACCTTTGACTAACTCTAAAACCTCATCCGGAACAGTACCAGAGGGGAAGAACGCCAGACTTCCCTTGGGCAGATATACGCCCATGCTAGGGTCGAGTTCGTCTATATTCTTCGCGTTTACCTTAGTGCCGTACTTATCTAAGGTTTCATTGATGAACTTTTGTGTTTCTGTCGCTCTTGCGCTTACAACCTGCCTAGAACCTACCAACTTGGCAATATCCGTTTCGGGCTTTAACCCTGCATCTATAGCATCCTGTAGGGTATCAAATTTCTTCTGCTTGCCATGACTTCCGATGGTTGCTTTTATTCCTTGGTTATTGGTTATGCCTTGCAGGAATGACTTTGTTTTATCAGGATAGATACCTGGTACATAGTTAAGTCTTGGATTTTTAAGCAACCCTAATTCCTGCTCTGCGTTAGAAGATTTAAAGAATGACATCCTAGCTTTATCTGCCAAGCTTCTAACCTTTGGGCTTGCAGAATTATATAGGCCAATGTCCTGTATGGCGTGTGCGGCTTGAGTTCTCTCGGCCTGAGTGTAACCCTTAGCCATCTTAATTGCATCTTCTACGGCTTTATTCTGTGCGTAGGAGAGGGAATTTTGATAACCTTTCTTGGTATCGACAAATGCGCTCCATACGTTCTTATCTGTTCCCGCTTCCCTAAAGTTTGGTACAAGTGCTTTTCCTAGTGTCTGAACTGGTTTAGTATCCCTAAGTAAGTTTCCTGCCTTGAACAGCCCTGCTTTCTCTGCCCCTTTTTCAATAACGCTACCAGGGATGAGCGAAGCCCCCATAAACTTTACTCCACCTCTATCTATGGCCTCTTTTCCTAATAGTTCAGGAACAACCTTCCCTAGTCCTTTTGCGGCTGTTTTGCCACCTATTTTAGCCGCCGTTCCAGTTCCTAAAGTTAAGTAGGTCGTAGGGTCCAAAAGTACATCCCCAGCAAAGCCAAGAGCAGAGCGTAGTTTGCCCTGCTCCATGCCTGATTGTTCCAGCACATCCCTATAGGAAGTTTTGTCCTGTCCGCTTAACCCCCTGTATCCAGAACCGAGCACACTTTTAAAGGAATCTTTTTTGTCGTCCGTAAGAGTTTTGGCTATGTTTGCAGAGGCATATTGACCGCGAGAAATTACGTCAAGTACGTCACCTAGGAACCTTGTATCTCGTGGTGTATTAAGCTTTCTTTCGAGCCAATTACGATCATCACCTTCGCCAGGAACTGGAAGTTTCTTGTCCCTCAATGTACCTGTTTTATTTATAACCTCTGTCCTCATGGATTTCTGAGCTTTTGAGAAGTCACTTTCTTTCAGGAGGGAATCAGGGTCATCTATCCAATTTGAAGCAGAATTAGCAGAATTACTTGAACCACGTAGCCATGATTTTTTTTGCGCGGGAGCATCCTGACGCAACCAACCCATTTAATATCCCTCTCCCTTCAGCAAGTTCCATCTTGCTCTTTCCTTCTCCTTGAGATGGTTCTCTATATAGTTGGTATCTAATTTTCCCAATTTGGCAGTTCCATTTTTTATGAGGTTTTTAGTCAGTGCGTAGAGTTCCTCAAATTTTGTACCGCTATTAATCTCGTTATCTATCTCCGAAATAACTTCCATGGTTGAAGTTTTGCTAGGTGTGTATCCGTAACCGCTTTTTTTGGATGAAGACGAACCGCTACTACTCCTACTGCCACCACTCCCTCCCGAACTACCCGACTTTGCCAGTGCCGCCTTCCTATAAGCCTCATCAGCCTCAAACTGGTCTCGTTGCAAGTTTAATTGAGCCATCCTGTACGCCTCATCAGCCGTATAACCCTGCTGTTGGAATTGTTGCTCCCACAGAACAGCCTTTTGTTCTGCATCAAATTGCTTCTGTTGCCACTGTTGCTGTAAATCCGCCAACTCTGCATTCTGATCGAACTGAGCTTGCCTAAAGGAATTGTCAATCCCCTGCTGTGATAACGTATCAGCCCTTGTCTGAGCATCTAAGAACGCCTTCAACGCCCCACTAGCCTTCTCTGACTCAAGTTGATTCGTCAAGCTCAAAGTCCCATCATTGTACTGCTTTTCGCCCAACTGCAATTTCTCCGCAATGTCATTGAGTGCCGCCACCCTCTGAGCATCAATATCGCTCGATTGATTCGATACGTCTGTCTCGAACTGATTCTGTGCGCCTGTAATACCAGATATAGCGTTTGAGCGATTGAGGTCAACGCCTAATTGCTCCGAGCGATTGAAGCCAGAGTTATAACGCCCTGTTGCCGCCATAAGCTCTTTTACTCCACGAGAAGTCTGTGCCGCATCAGCACTCGCCGCATTACGTTGCTGTTGGAATTCAGGTAATCGAGCATCACGAACGGCATTGAGTTTGTTTGTGGCAGAATTGTAATTATTGGTGACAGTAGATTTCTGAGAGTTGAGGGCTTGAGAATTGCTCTCCCATGCTTGGCGAAGTGCATCTTGTTTGGCCTTGGCTGCTTGTTCTGCGATCATGTTTTGGTATTTAGTGAGAGAGTTTTGATAGGAGGATTTGGAAGAGGATGAACCACCTCCACCACCACCTGAACTACTACCGTATGAACTGTACGCCTTGTCATAGTCGGCACGCGAACCACTACCTGTGGTTGTTTGGCCTGTTTTCGGGTCTTTGATGGTATAATTTCCGGTTTTTGTATCATAGGAGCCTGTCTTTTTCATAATCATTTTTTCTGTCGCCATAGTTCACCTTCCTTTCGAGCATGAAAAAAGAGAGGTGTTTGTTTACCTCTCTTAAACTATCGGAACAATCTTATCTTGAAATCCATCAGCCACAAGTATTGCGTCAACCGTATCCTTCAATGGTAAGTATTTTGCAATCTTAAAAACCGCTAAATAATCCAATCTTCCCTCTTCGATTCCATTAGCTAAATATAAAGCCATGTTTGACCACTCCTTCTAATTCTTTTAAGGGTTCATTACGATAAAATCAACCGCACCTTGAAGTATGGCGTATTTTTCTTTGAGTAATTCTAATTCTGTTTTTGGAGGTACAACGGGTGGCAAACTAGCTTCGTATTCCCTTTGTGCTATTTCTTCGGGAGTAAAGGGGGATTCTTTAATCTCTCCTGTTGCACAATTAATAACCAACTTATCCATTACTTGCACCCCCATAGGACGAATCTACTACCTATACCGATATTCCCAGCACTTGCTTTTAGGGAAATCTTACTGATCTCAGTTAAGGCGTTTGTCCAAATCCCACCTAAGGTATATTTGTATAAATCGCCAGCCCCAGTACCGTCCTCAGTGTACCATTCGGCAATTACGCGTTTTGATTTTGAGGAGATAAAATTAGAAATTTCAATCATCCCAAACGAATGCGTATAACCACTATCGGGCAATGCTCTTTCTAAAAGTATTTTTGTAGCACCCACTACACCTAATGCAGCTGTATTTGCTCCAACGGCATAGAATTGTTGATACCTATAATTTGCAGCTACATCATCGTTGAATATTAACTCTAGACCCGCCACTGTTGTTGTATCTTTAACAGCATCAAACATTAATCTGAGATTTTTATACCCACTTGGTATGCTAGAAAAATCAATCTGTGCTACTGCACTAACGAGTGTTTGTTCGGCTATTTTTACCCATGCCCCATCCGTTACATCTTTCCACTCTGTAGCTGTTGCCCCCGCATTGACTACAAGTGCTTGCCCGGTTGCTCCTATTGCATCAGGAGCATGTTTGATGTTATTCGATGAATGCGTAGCAAGCCTATCCTTAATCTGCCCCTCCTCATCCGACAACTTAACATCTGTCAACGACCCATCGGTTATCTGCCCCAATATTGCATTGACAATCGCCACATAAAGCCAATTATCTTCACCCGTTGAATTAAGCAAATCAACCAGACCATTCACAAATACCCTGACTTCCTCCGACTGAGCATCTAATTTCTCCCATACTTTAGCGGGAGATAAGACAGAGTTTAAGTCATATGGTTGTCCAACAAACTTATCTGTGATTTCCCCCATTTTTGGATATGCCATTATTTAACCACCTCACTTAACACGTTTCCTCATACTGTAGCTAATCATAGCCGCTAACATCGTCATGCCACGATTGAGCATGTTGTTGCGGATTTTAAAGCTGAAATAGGCAGCTTTCACCCCTATCTTCTCGCTCTGCGATTCGGGATAATCAGGAGCATCCGACCCTGCATTAAAGTACGCTGCGTGGAAGTATCGAGCATCAAAACCCCCTACTTTCTGAACAATAGGTATTTCCTCTTCCCCTCCATCAGAGATAAGCGTTAAGGTATGCTCTGTGCCAAATCCTGCCTTAAACGTCAGGTTGATTCGCTCAAACTTCTTAATCCATTCTCTGCCACCTAAGAACATTAGAGGAGCTTGCCACCACGCGTCTATGGCAACGTTATCATCAGAGTACGGATTATTGTCTACAGGTTGTTGTTCCTCATAAAGCATACCAATTGCATTATCGCTCATATAAAGAACGTCAGAGCGTGTAATAAAGCCCCCTGCTTTGCCGTATAGCCCCGAATAGGGATACCAACAAAACACATTATTCGCTAAGTCTGAGTAGTCTAGGTCAAGTACCCACACTTTGTCTTTGACATGGAGTAGATACTTGTTGCGATACACCTCGGCATGAGCATTCTTTAAATCGGATTGAGTATTGTCGAGTAAACCACTTGCTATCCCATTACGTCCGTTGATATTGCGACTGACCATTTTGCAGTTCGCTTGCCCTTTGACTAAGCTAGGCCATGTCCATACTACGCCATTATCTGAGAGGGCTAGAAGGCCATTTTGAGCAGGGTGAACTGTTCTGGGTGCAATACATCCAAACTCATCATTAAGACCGTATGTCGGAAAGCTCACATCTCCTGACGAGCTAATATCAATCTCTGAATACCATTGACTTGTCTCATCGCCAGGTTGCTTATAAGTGATAAGATATTCGTTCATCCTGCCCCATCCTGAGATTGCACGAGCGTCACCACCAACGCCGAAATCATCATCTTGAGGCCAATACGTTGGGTCATACACAGCACAGAATCGAATGAGATTGGGATATTCGGGATGTCCTGAAATCATTACTCTTGAGTCGTTTTTACCACCATACTCGATTGCCATAGTGCATTTAGTAATGACGGTTTCATCCATGAGAGCATCGGCTTCGAGTTGAATCTCTACATTGTCTGTGCCAAGAATAGGAGCAGTTGAAAAGGTTGCTTTCCATGTTGTCCTGTCAAAAGTAAAACCACTACCCTCAACCATTTCTACGCCATAAATATAGGCTTTAAAGAGATTAGTAGAGAGAGTGATTTTTGTTTTGCCGTCTTCTTGATATTGAATACCACATTGATACTCGGTCGCTGTACCATTGGAAGAAAAGGATTCTCGCCAAAAGTCAGATAGATGATTGAAGTTCTCGTTTGGAGTCCCTTCTGTGCCATCAGGTTTCTTGCCCATTGCTACTACAGGAACATAGGCTAGGCTTTTTACCGTAGCGACAGGGTTTTCGCCATCATAATAGAGGAATTCGGTACCGGTTAGGAAATAGCACTTATCACCGACATCAAAGAATGTGACCAGGGCATCGACAAAGGTCAGAACCGAACCTGTGCAGAGGTCTGTTTTTGTGTCTAATGTCTCATCATAAGAGTAGAGCTTGCCACCATGGGCAATAAGAAAAATCGGCTCGTCTGAACCGATTCTGTAGTATTCATGTGTGCCGCGGATTGGAGTTATGCCCCATGAGGTTGCGTTGACACGGGAGAAGCCAAATCGTTTTGTCGGGACCGAACCCCCTGAGTAGTTGCAATCTTGCATATCAGGCGAACAATTTGGAGGAATCTGATCGGGAGCGACAGCTATATTTAGACCTCCCGAAAAGCCATCGGAAAAATCATATACTTGAGTTGCCATTTAAACCACCACCCTTACCATGAAAAGAGGTTTGAAAATGTTCCTGTCTGTGAAGATGCACTTGAAATAAGATTCAAGCGTTTCTCTGTGTACTGCTTCAGATATCCATCCCCTTTTCCTGTCTCTTCAGAGTTCTGAATTGTACCGGCACAGTTGTAGCATATGATTAACGCAGCATCATCCCTCAAATCAATCTCTAGTTCATCGTCCGTTGCCTCTACACCTGTGAATGTCAATAGATTAGGTTTTCGCCAGTACCTTATCAAAAACTCACATGGACCTTCAAATGAGTTCACGAAAAGTTCATTTTCAGGAGTCTTAATAAGATTGGTATAGGGAAGGAATTGTCGAGCATCCCTTCTAATCTCCACATAATTAAGGTCTAGGAAATCAGAAGGAGTCTCAACCTTGCGCCATGGAGAACGGGAAGGAATCGAGTTCACATCAGGGAAGGAGTATGGATAGAGGACGAAATTGCGGAATAGATAAACGTAGTCGCCCGTAAACCTCAGCCTCACTGTGTTTGTGGGTAATGAGGGAGATATGAGTCGCTTGTACTCCACAAAAGTAGTAACAGATGATTCTATGGTTATCGTTTCGAGAGGGGTGTAGGTTGTGCCATCGGAAGACTCCTCGATAACGATGGCTGCAGGACCTGTTGATTCAAAAGCGCATGATTTTGCATTGCTTAGTACGATGGAGAAATCTATGGATGGAATATGCTGCCGAATTGAGCTTGTATCATCATAGAGAGAGTTTTTGATGGGGTTATGAGGGATGAGGAGGGTTTTGGGGAGTTTTGCAGTTGTAGAAGCTAATTCCATGATGCTTTCGTTCGTAATTTGTTGAATCTGAAAATTAAAATCAGCATTTTTACTTTGCGGAACAACGTTCCCCCTTGAGCTGAATTCTCCGAGAATCTTCAGGGTTGCTGTTCTGACTTGACCATAGTTAATCAATCATTTCACCTCTTTCAGGCACAAAAATAACCGCCCGAATGGACGGTTTGGGGGACTAGGACAAGGGTATCTTTAGCGAAGTTAATTACACTGTCACTAACGCAATTGACTGCCTAAACTTGTCAATTTTTAAATTTAAATCAGTCATTGCTACTTCTTCCGACTCGGCAATTTCATAATTGTGCCGAACAACATAAATCGTACTTGCATCGCTAATATATGCCACCTTCTGTTTCCCTACTATATCCCCGTTTGCATCAAAGATGCTATCCGTGAATATGTCCATTTATGCCACCGTCCTTTGCATAGTGGATAGATAGACCTTTAAGGTATCCAATGTCGTAACATTATTTACATCTGCCACAACGATTTTATACCCAGCAGGCAGAACGATCTTTGTCATGGGTATAGTCAAGCTAGTAACCATGTCATATTGTAACCCGTTACCAAAATTAAGCTTTTTTGTTTGCGAAGCAGGTATATCTAACACGGCCTGAAAACCCCCAATTAAAACATCAGTCGATGTCTTTAGTCGTACCCAAACTTGTCTATTTGCAACTATTGCAGTTGTTGTTAAACTCGCGTATATATTCAGTACTTCCCATTCTTTTCCGGTTGGGATTGTGAATGTTTTTGTATTGCCTACTGCTTCATCAATTACAACAACAGGCGACCACGTATCTATTACAGGTATATTCGCTAAACTCCCAACTACCACAACAGGAGTTGACCCATCACTATTATACTTTTGGTAATTTCCTTGTCTGTCTTGAATTGACATGTTTAATCACTCCCTTTTAGCCATAATCAACATTTGATTATGAAATTCAAAGTTATATATGGTTGTAGGTTATTGTGAGCTTGACCGCCGCCAGCGTAAGAGGTTCCATATTGATTGTATCCGGTGTCTAGCCCTGAGTAATTTGAGAATAGATCACTTATGTCGTAATCAGTTCTAACATAACCTTGTACGCTGTGACTGTGATTTGGCATTTGCTCGATTGACAGAGTGTGCGTTTTTGCTCCACCTGTTTTGCCTAGCGTGTCAAATTCTGCTTGAGTAGAGTCTACTCCTACCGGGGTATTGCCTTTAAAATTGGGCAGATTAAAGGTTGTGCTATCATCACCTACACCATAATTAGTTCCTATTACATCAAATAATGAAGCATATATAACTCTAGAAACAGCAGAACCGTCACACAATAACCATCCATCAGGAACAGTTGAGGACGCAAACATTTGAACTATACCTGGATTAACACAATTTGTTCCTTGGGGCGGACATACTCTCATACCTAAATCCCTCCCGCCCAATTGATTTGCATTGTTGCATTTGCCGACAATTGCAGGTTGTACGCAATATCAGCAATTAGCAAAATATTGAAGGCGTAAAGATTATTTGGCTCTAGGGCAACTCCGCCATTAAGCTTGTTTAAAACACCGTCAGTTTCTAGTGATAGGACACCTGTTGTATCGGTTGCAACTTGTAGAGTTGTGTTTTGGCAAACTGTAGATGTGTAGTCTGTAAAGATATCTGTATTAGCAAGCACGGTTATATCTGTTCCTCGTCTTACTAAGCCGCCTACTGTATTCGTATTTACACTTCCGTCAGGGTTTAGCTTTAGATAGTTTCCTTGTTTGTCCCAAACTGTTGACATTTTTAGTCACATCCCTTTTGGGTTTTTCTGCTTTGATTGGTTTAATAATTTCGGCTACTTGCTCAACAATTGAGCTAATCACTGTATCCATCGCGATCGGACGCAGGGATTCAACCGTTTTGTTGAGTTGTTGTAGTTCTACAAGAATGGCGAATAGCAGTTTGTTTGTGTCGCCTACGAGATTTTCAGGTTTGATGTTGAACATACTTACCTCCAAAAGAAAAAGGGAGCAAATGCCCCCTTAGATTAAGCGTCACCTGACACTCTGACGAAATCTGTGCCATTACCCATGACGATAGCTGTTTTCCCATTGGCAACTGCTATGCCTGTTTCGCCAGCCGCTTTAATCGTGACGATTTGACCTGTTGCATTAGAGAGTATATAGACCTTGCCGACTGTTGGGGTTGCGACTGCTGCACAACCTGCATCGGAGGTTCCAGTTGCAGTTAGGATGTTGGCGTTCATTTCTGCTGCTGTTAAGGCCCAATCGACATGACCAGTTCCATAACTGTGAGTTGCTACGCCAAGGGTGAGAACGGGGGCTGTTAGGGTTTTGTTGGATAGGGTTTGGGTTTCGCTAGGGAGTACGACTGGTTCTTGTACGCCAGATGAGTTTGCTGTGTGTAGCATGATGCACCTCCATAAAATAAAAGCACCCCTATTGGAGTGCTTTTTGTTGTTCGTTGTATTCAGTTCTACTGTATTTCGTCCATGCGTATCCTGCCGCCTTGCGACATTCGGCGTTGTGGTATTTCACTTTTCCTCTTTTGAAACGAGATAAGGATACAGTGAATTCAATTCCGCAATGTTCGCAGTTTAGGGTTACGGTATTCATTTTTGTTTTATAGGCGTTTTGGCATTCTTTTGAATGAAACTTACCTCGACCGTCCTCAGTCCTAGCATCAGACACTCTAAATTCTATGCCGCAGTTTAGGCATGTTTTTATTGTATGTGGAGTTGTATCGAATCTAGGATTATGATGCTTAGTATGGCACGAATCACAGAGAGTCTCAAGGTTATCAAGTTCATTGTTTGGGTGGTCCGTTTGTCCGGAACCATCTATATGGTGCATGGCTAGGTTCTCAGTCGCACCACATCTTGTACACTTATAACCATCGCGTTCAAGGGCTATGGCCTTGTTGCCAGAAAAATAAATATCATCGCGGTATTTTCTTTCTCTTTCCCTGTAAGACTCCTTGTTCTGCTCGCGTTTTCGTCTGTTGTTTTCCCTTGAACGTTCAGGATTACTTAGTCTCCATTGCTTTGCTTGTTGCTTTTTCTTATCTTTGTTTAAGGAATAATGTCTGTCGCTAACGCATTTTGGGCTACAACAGATTTGTTTGTTTTGAACAGGCATAAAGGTTGCTCCGCAAACAACGCATATCCTTTCTGTAAGCTCTATGTTTTTCCTTTTTGCCTTTGCGTCAACTCTGCATTCATCAGAACAGTAAACTTGGTCACTTCTTTTTTTGGGAACGAATGACTTATTGCAATGGGGGCAGATTTTTTGTCCGGCATTGAATGCTTCGCGTATTTTGCGCGCTTCCTTACGACACTCAACCGAACAATACTTGTCTGCCCCTTTGCAATTAAACAACTTCCCACAATGAAAACAATTAGCTTCCATTAATTTCACCTCCATGGTTATTATACCATTTCGGATTCACTATGTCAAGCTAATCGCTTATATTCACGCTGGGATGGAAAATTGAAATGGATGCCACGAAAATGCCCCTGCACTAAACCACATAAGGGAACCAATTTTCCATACTTGAGTTTCCATATCCTTCCAACTATTTACCTCATATGAGTCTCCGCTTTCAAGTCTATTTACCAATTTTAGGGATTCTTTTGCTTGCTCAGAGTCGATAACCATCCATGGCTGTCCTGTTTTTCCAGCCTGTTTGCGGAAATTTTTCCACACAATCAACTTCATTGAGCCGTAGAAAATGTTAGGATTATTATCGGCAGTATCCACCTTGCCCATGCCCCCAATAATCTCAATGGCTTTTTGGCGCAGAGCCGTAGGCACTACTAAACAGTCTGGCTGGAGATTCCCGTCCTTACCATTTTCTTCCTTTAAGTCGAACATCTTTTGGCAAACCAGCTCAAGATTGGCCTCGTTTAGCTCTAGTGCCTCAAGGTTGTCCTGAGTGGATTCATAGTTAGCTGACGTGTGGGCATTGGACGCAATAGGCAGCCCATTAGCAACATTCGTCCAATTCAAGTTAACCCCATTAATCGCATAACTCGCTTGGTCGGCATTTGTAAAAATACCGGCACACGCATTTTCCCTAAGTCTAGCGGCTGCCAAGGCAAATTTGCCTTGGTCAGTTTTGAGATTCACTAATTTAGCATTCGACAAAAGAAAACGGTCGTAAGCCATGCCACTTTGCCAAATTATGGGAGTCCACACTTTGGAATTTCCTTCCTTTTGTGTTCCGTATGTGAATTCTCCACCCCATTGAGTAAACTCAGGTGCTCCAACCATTTCACTGATGGCCTCCGTTGCATTGTCCGATTGAATCTCATCAAACAACATTGGAATCATGGAATCCTTGATGGCATCAAGGTATTTATCTTGCCAATAGGCCATCAGTGGGTTTTCATATAAACCTACCATCTTCTGAAAATTACCACTATCTTGAATCAATACACCCATTTCAATACACCTCTTCTTTCATTACGCTTGGCAAATGTTCTTGCCAGCAATCATTTGTACTTTCAAATTTGTGGCATCCTTCTTCAAAATCCGTAAATGCCCACCGGTAACAGTCGCACTCGCCACATTAGCACCGTTCGCATCCAACACAGCCAACTTCAATCCAGGTAAGAATGTAGCAGCCGCCGTTCCTGTGTAATCAGCCTCAATGATATCCCCAGGCTTAACCAACTCCATCACGGCCAGAACATCCGTCCCTGCATCAGCCGCCTTAACGCAAACAGCCTCAATCGCCGCTGTTGCCGCCGATTTTGTCCAGCGATTTGAAGACAGGTAATAGCCACTTCCTACTACAGCCGCCTCAGAGTCAGTCATATAAATGTCCTCCACGAATTTGCCATGGTAGTTCCCAAGGATACTACCGATAATTTTTAACGCCATGGTTCACACTCTCCTTATTTCTTTAAATACTTAGCCTCTTTCTTCCGAGCCTCAGCCTCCGTATAACCCATCGCTTTCCAGACGCGCATCTTCTCGGCAGAGACTTCAACCTCTTTACCCTGTACCTGATTCCCACTCTTTTCTGTCCCCAAATGAGCTTTACTTCCGATATTGCGAATTGCCCCTTGCGCCCCTTCCTCCTTAGCTCTTTGGCGAATCTCAGCGCGATTAACAGCCTCATAAGCTTCTAAAAGGGTCATCCCTCTATACGCCTTCTCCTTAATAGCATCAAAGTTCGGTAACGCTTGCATATCCGCTAATGTCTTTACCTTCAAATCTGGATACTCGTCTGCTAACTCCTTAATCTCAGCGTTAATTGCAGCTTGGCCCTGCTGCGCTTTTGCCGCCTTGATATCGGGATGATTCGCAACGAGTTCATTAATTAGGTCAGGGTCAACGCCCTTTGCTTTGTACTCTTCCTTTTGTAAAGCAGCCTCAAATTCCTCAACCGTGTTAATTCCATGAGACTTGCCATATTGCGCGGCAACATCAGCATCAGAGTAGACTCCATATTCCTTGCCGTATTTACGAGCAATCTCTTGGTCACGCCTACGTTGTGTCTCTAGGTCTGCCGCTCGCCTTTCAGCCGCTTCAGCTTTACGCCTCATTTCAGCAAAGGCGGCATTTTGCTCAGGAGTTTGTCTTGTCTGAGTAGCGACCTCAGTACCACCTTGGGTTCCTTCTTGGGTTCCCTCGGTTCCGGTTTCGCCTCCGGTTAACTCTCCTGTTTGTGTTCCTTCGGTTCCTGTGTCTGTGGAGGCGGCGGCCCCTCCGATTGCGCCATCTTCATCCATCATTGGACGTAGGGTTTTTAGATTGAAAATGTTAAACACGATAATTCTCCCTTTGCGTATCCGTTCGCCAACGTATTGCACCTATTTGGAAGGTGAACCCTGCCTCAAATTAGGCATAAGAAAAAGGCGACTGGTATTGCCGCCTTAACCGGATGAATTGGACTTATTTGCCGTTGTTGTTGCCTTTCTTAGCGCGTAGGTCCCCTTGGTTCTTAATTATACGTGTGGCTGGCTTACTGCGCTCCCCTGAAGTCCCGTAGGTAAATGATGCTTTACAGGGCATTGCGCGGTCTAGGTTTTTTCCGTTTGCCATTATGATCACCTCCCTTAACTTAAAGATGGGTAAAATAAAAGAGTCACCATTTAGCGACTCGTCAATTGACTTTATATTAAGCAAGTAATAATTTGGACCATGTGTAATGCTTGATCAATCCATAAATCCTTTGTAAGGGCATTTACCTTATCTGGCTTCTGTGCTTTCCACATATCAATAATAAAATGACCAATTAATAACATTGCAACTTTCCAATAAGCAAATAATCCAAGGTAAACCAATCCTGCTGATATTGTTCCTGCCCATATGACGGCGTGGCAGAACAATAAGTAATCATAACTTCCCTTGAACTTGGCGAGGAATTCACCTTGCAGTGGATAATCAGCTACAAAGTGTAACCAGAACAAAACTAGGAATGCGAATAGATAATCCATTCAAATCCACCTTTCTTAACGCATAATAAAAGAGCCTTCTCAGCTCATCGGTTGACTTTATTTAATATGTGTTCCCTCGACCCCACGTTTTTCTCTCGCCATTGTTCGCTTTCTTAGCCACATCAACGCTTCTTCAAGCTTTGTAATGGCAACTGCGTTATCCCTGCAAGCAAATTCACTTTTTTGGAAGTGCTCAAGGCGGGTAATAACCATTGCAATTAAATCCTCATTACATACACCGTTGACGCCACATTCTTTGATTGGTCCCTCTTGAAAATGAACCTCCGCAAGCTTTCGTTCCTCAGTCATCGACATAACCTCAAAATTATGAGGTGCATTGTACTTCATTAACTCTGGAGATTCGTGATATACCGCCGTGTATTTATTTGTTAATAAATCATGTTTAAGTTCCATTTTGTCCATCATACCTTTCTTTCTTGACTCATCAGTTGACTAACTCATATGTTAATTCGAAAATGTCTGGCTTACAGGGATAAAACTCGCCACTTACACCCTTGATAATGAAATCGCCACTACTTGCCCTCATGGTTCCTTCTAGCGTGACAATCTCCATGTAATCTTCACCTACTGGCTCCAAGGCTTTTCCCCCACAGAACTCATGTATGTCTGCTGTGTTTTTCCCATCAAATTGTACTGCCTCAATCACTACGGGTTTTTTACGATATTTCGCCATTACCTTACCCACCATACCTCTCTAAATTAGCCAAAATCATTTGGTTTTACAGTTTTTCACTCAACCATATAATCAAGCTGATATTTTCTTGAATCACCTTGATTTCCTTAACACCCAACGTCTGCCCATCGTATCCTTCGTTGATAGAGGCCAACCGCTTGATACTATTAATAATGATGGGATTGAGCGTTTCTTTCTCAAACACTTTCCACTCTTCCTTATCCATCTTGTCCTCCTACAATCTGCTGCAATATAGCAATCTGTTCTTTCTGTGGCCTACTCAAAAACACCTCCAACTTATCGGGGTCCATCTGTAGCAATAACCTCTGTACAGGCTCTGGAAACTCCTGTAAGGCTTGCAATATCTCAGGAGGTATATTTGCCTCTCCTTGTGGTTGCTCACCCTCCTGTGGCATCCTAGACTCTCCTACAGTACCTTGTGTCTCTCCTGTTGGTTGCATCTGTGTTAAATCCCGTGGTTGAAGTTGTATTCCTGCTTTTGCCGCTAATTGAATCTGTCCTGCAATCGGTAAATCCCTAAATGAGATTGATTCAGCAGGTCCTTTTTGTTCTTCCTGCTTAGGTGCTTGTTGCATCTGTCTAACAATCTGCCCCATCTCATCAATGACACCCTGTAGGTCCGGTACACCAAGTTTGTTAAGCAACTTCAAGAAGGTCAGGTTCCCTGGGTTTGGCTCGAATCGTCCTTGTCCTGCTAGGTTACTCAATGTGTTGAACACTTCACTTCTCGACTTCATGAATCCACTCTCAGCATTAATCTCAATATCAAAGTCAGGATAAATGTAGTTGCCCGACATATCCTTGAGCATTGCCAACCTGTCGAACTTCCCATACTGTGCTTTTGGTTGTGGCATAGATGGGTCTGCATTCGGGTCTTGTAATGGTTCTCCTTTAATTCTGAACGGCCTAGTTTCGTCTACAAAGGCTAAGGCAAAGTCTGCAATCGTTCTGTATATCCTCTTATAAGCAGAGGCCTTATACGCTGTTTTAAGGGCTACCTTGAAGTTTGCTTGCTCAACATATACCTGAGCTTGCCTGCCACTCGTTACGCCTTGGTCTCGAACGCCTAACGCTGAGTTTGTGGCTCCTGTTAAGAGTTGCATCCACTCTTTGAGTTGGTTAATCCACGCTACACCGTCGATGTTGCTGTTCATGTCGATTTCTTTTGTCGATTGGTTCGGGTCCTTAACGTAAATCACACTAGAGATAGATGATTCAAGGGCAATCTTTACTTCTTGGCTGTCACAGAGAATCTTCTTATTTCCCTTTAAGTGCTGTTCCTCATGCTGATAAACCGCTTTTTTGATGGCCTCGTTAATGTCGTGAATATCTTCCATGATGGAGATTCCCCAAAAGGACTTGTCCCTCGGAATAAATGGCTGATAAATTAAATCCCAGGACTTTGGAACATAATAGTCAACCTCTTTGCCTTCGTATTCCTCAGTATTGGCAATCTCTCCCTCAATTCTCCGATGGAAGAACTTTGGTAGATGGCTAATTACTAGGTCACCAGACCACCATAGCTTGCATATGTCGCCTTCTTCATCTCTGTAGGATGTTTCTACGATGGTGTACTTAGCTAACCCCATTTCCTGATCTCCTGCGTCTTGATCAGAAACGGTTATTCGCTGTGAACCACTCATTTCGTCATACTCATGAAAGAGTTGAGCTTTATTCTCAAGCACTTCCTTTGTGATATGTGGCCATTTGCGAATAATGTAATTGGCTGTGCGGTTGTTTGGATGATGATAATGCTCCATGTCGTCGATTGATGTTGCCCCATGGTTCGGGATAATGTCTTTCGGGTGAGGCATGGAGATTTCTATTTCCCCGACATAACCTGCCTTTTTGACGTTGTTGTTCCAATGGATTTTGTGGAAAGCTCCACCAAACTTCATCACCCTACGTTCATTGTGGAGGTTGATTTCTTCAAGGGATGGTTGAGCAGAACGAACCACATACATGACATAGTTTTTAAGGATTTCAACAGACTCCTCATCATCTTGAGCTATAGCTTTGAAGTCAGGGTCAGGGACATCCAAGCTCACCAAGGATTCTGTTATCATTCGAGGGAAATTGATAATCGTGCGTGGACTCCTGTTGGAATTGGTTAGCTCATCCTCAACATTTTGGAAGTCCCTACCTGCATTGTATACGCTCTCCCAAGCATCGAACCTCTTATCCCAGGGTGCCTTAGCTCGTTTATCTGCCTCGAATACAGGTTGCCATTGCTCTATAAGTTCGCGGTCTGCCTCTTCTTGCTCGGCATCGACTACCATTTCTTTTTTGCCCATGATTTTACCAGCCACCTTTTTCGCCTTAGTTAGTAGCGACATTGTTTCACCTCTCTTTAGACATAAAAAATCCGAGGTCGTTCAAAACGTCCACGGTGTTCTGGTTTTCTAATGAAGCTAAGTTAATACATAAAAATCTGTATTATCATTGTCTCTATCAGGGTCGTCGAAGGCCATTTCAATGCCATAATACCCTCCGTTGTTTGACGCAATCCAGAACTCCTTATATTCTCTTACTTCTGGCGTTCCTGTTTCATCTTTGTATTCATATCCATCTGCTACTACGGTTTTTATATTTTTTTCTTGGTCTAACTTAGAAAGTATTTCAATCAACTCTTTGACTTTCATATTTACTTCTTCCTCCGATACTTAGCCATCTCTACATACTTATCACTGAACTCAATATTAGCCTTGACTCTCGCCTTCTCTTCTTCGCTCATATTGGGAGGTAGCTCGAATTGGGCATTGCGTTCGACTGTGAATCGCTGTTGGGTTCTACTTGCATTAGCTATCATGTCACTCATTAGGATATCGTCATGTTTGCCTGACTCTGCATCGGGTCTGCCGTTTTTGTCAATGACGAAGGTTAGGCATTCGGAAAGCATGTCGATGTGAGTGAAGAGTTCGATGTTGTCACGGATTAGGACGATTTCATTTGAAATAATCATTGGTCGAGTGTTTGAATCGGTTTTCCAACCGTTCTTGTATTGCTTTTTATGGCCTACTTCGTCAATGACTTCACGCCTATACTGCTTTGGATAGTTAAGCCGTTCCAATTCCTTGACAGGGTAGATATCAAAGTTAATTTCAATACTCAGTAATGCTGTGTTGTAATACTTTCCAAGGCAGTACATTTGGTGCGCGTAGGTATCGGGGTCTATCTTATCGTGGAGGGTTGCAACACGTTTTCCGTTGGAGTTGTCGATAACCGTTGCACTAAACTTATCAGCCCCATCTCCAGCCGTATCTCCTCCCGCACAATAAGGATGTCCTGCTTTTGGTTCCTCATAAATGTGAATATAATTGCCGAATCCATTGACAAATCTGATTGAATCGTCCTTGATCTTATCTTTGGTTTCAGGGTTGTTCCACTCGAATAAAAAAGAACCTCGTTTCGGAGGTTTTTCTTTGTATTGTTTTTTCAATTGTTCCATTCGTAGCATAATTTGTTTGCTATTGAATACCGGTCTACCTGTCGCGAGGAACGCCTCCGATGGGTAAGAAGGGCACTCTTGGGACATAATGTCCCTGTCTCCATTACAATCGTTCTCAAGCGACCACATATACCAGGCTATTTGTTCAACTTTTAGATTGTAAAGATCATATATTTTCCTCAGATAACAAGGAAGGCAATCGCAATTATTATCATGACTCCTAGAGTCTTCCATGGTCTGCGTGATTTCTTTTGCAACTTCATCAGTCACCGGCATTTGGTACTCAGAACTATCAAACCAAGCGAAAAACATGGGAACCCATTGACTCTTCCCTGCCTCGGCCTTATCCCAAAGGTCCTTGAAGTCGTTCATTCCGTTGGCAGTTGATTCAATCGCGACAATTGTTCCTACTTTTTTGGGAACAGATTTAAGGATACCCGTTAAGCTCTTTTTTGGATTGCCCGAATAAAAGGCGAACTCGGAAAGGTGAACATAGTAATGAGTATCGGAACGACCAATACCTTCACTACCTGCTGTCTGCACCTTGATTCTGCTGTTAAGACCTTCCTGCTTGCCTTTATAATGAGGAGGTCTATCAAATATAAGTTCTCTTGCGTTAGATGCCTGTTGAAGTGGTTTAACATTATCTGGTAAATTTTTGTTCATGAATTTAGCCTTTTCGAAAATCGCATTCGTGCTATCATCACGATGGGCGACTACAAGGGCTATTCTGTTTTTATGTTTAATGATTCTGCATATAAATTTACCTTGAATATATGTCGAACCACCAACCTGCCTAGCCTTCAATATAATGAGTCGCGCAGGAATTCCCTGGGCCTCCAACTCTTTTATCTTATCGTCAATCTTCTTTTGGATTTCATTAAGTACGAGTGGTACTGTGTCGCCATCCTTATTAACGATCTTAACGTAATACTTTAACCAATACTCATCATCCCTCCTAGCCGCCTCCTGCTTTAATTGCTCATAATAGGCAGCCAATTGGGCTTGAGTCATTTTCTTCTGCTTTGGTTGCTCCTCTGCTTTTGGCTTTTCTACCTTTGGCTTGGCAGCAGCTTTTTTCGGTTCCTTTTTAACTTTTTGCTCTGCCATAGGTTTCACTCCTTATCACCAATCACACCAACCAACTTTCGATTCAGGACTTTGACTCTCTACTACAATCTCCTCGTCCCTGCATCGACCTAAATCATAGTTCCATCGCTTGCAGGTTGCACAGTTTACTCGAATGTTAGGTTCTATTTCGATAAAGCATTTGCACGCTCTATTTTCTCCCATGGGTTGTCCTCCTGAATTCATAGTCAATCCATCTTTAATGTTCCCTCGGAACAATTATTATCTATCGAAGGAGAAGTGTACTTGGCAAATACGCTCAACTTATCCGTTATCGCTGCATGAGGGTGAGCGGATTTTGCGGGAACAGTACATACGAATACATAGCCCCTTGCTGTAAAATGTTCGATAGTTTGAATATCTACATAACCATTTGTAATTATTGAATCTAACTCAAGCATGGTATTTTTCACTCCTTGTACTGAATTATCCATTAAACGTCAACTACCAACGTTTGTCTTCCGGTTTAAAGGTAAGTTGCATGTCTACAACGTAAGACGAGCTTTTTTCGCTGAAATCATGGGGTTTTGGGTTTAGAAAAAGGAGTTAATGAGAGGAGGAAATTAACATTTTGTAAGCGGTCCGCTATTCGCTTGTTGGCGATTGCACAATACTCTTCATCTTTTTCGATGCCAATAAAAAATCGCCCTGTATTTAAGGCGGCGATTGCGGTTGTTCCGGA